TTGTCACACTTATCCAGTCTATACCTTCAGTGTTTATACTATCATAACTATGATCTATGGCATTAAATGTAATACTCATAATGCATCAAGTTTATCTTCTTCTTCTTCAGTAATTAGAGCTTCCCATTTTGGTCCTTCTGGATGAGGGCAAGATGAAGATAAAGATCTAGTTTTAAATGTTAAAGAGCATCCACATTCATTGCAGCATGGAGCAGTACCTTTTACAGCACATTTTTTTCCTTTAAGTTCACAATTATTACAGATATCATATCTTATTTTTGCTACTTCTTCTACAAATTCATCTCTAATAATAGAGTTTTTTACTCCTTCTAGAATTTGTTTTTTATTCTTCCACAGAGTTGTTAAAAGGTTTTTCATTTTTATTTTTTATAAAATTTATTTTTTTAAGTTCTTGTTGTTGAATTATTTTATCTAGTTCTATTAATAATTCTAATTTTGTTTCAATACTTTTTTTATTATAATAAGCTGCAAATGTTGATGTATCATGATTTTCAAGTGAATTAGTATATCTTGGTATTGCATTTCTAACAAGTTTAGTTCTTATAATAAAATGTCCTAATCCTTCAATGTTAATTCTTGGAAAAACTAAATCACTAAGATTTTGTCTTACTTCTTTATAATAAAAAGAAATTATATCTTCAACAAGTGTATCACTAATGTTTAATTCTTCTGCAACAGGTTTGTATAATATGTTATACTTCTTCGGAATCATTATCTAAAAATTTATAATCTAATAATATTTTACCTTGAGTTTGTATTTTTAAACTTGGATTTAACATTATAAGTTTTTTATTACTATCATCTTTTATTATAAGATTATTTTTTTCTGATTTGTTTAAAGAATTTCTTACTGTTTGAGAAGATTTAAATATTTTTTCATCTTCTGCAGAAGCATCATAACAAAAATGAGTAAGTTCTATAGGTTGATTAAAACTTAATAGAGTAAGACAGTTAAGATCAGAATCACTCATTGTTATATGATTAACATAACAATGAGTTAAAATCTGAAATTTAACAATGTCCCACTTGGGCATTTTTACACGTTTCTGTACCTGGTTAACTAAAGCCATGATTACTTTTTCTTTAATGTTCTTTTAGTAGGTTCAGTAGTTTCTTCTTCTGGTCCTTCTTGCATTTCTGATGCTAACATAGCATACTGCATTTGAATATTAGTTCTTTTAAATCTTATTTCATCTATACTAGTTAGTAAACTTTCATATTTTAATTGAGCTTCTAAATAAGGTAAAGATTCAGTATAAAAAGAAAGCATTTGTTCCTTACGTTCTGTTAATTGTTCAGGAGTTAATTCTTGTTCTTGTTCTTGTTGATTTACATTTTCCATTGTTTATATTTTTAAAGTTTAAACAAATATACTATAAAAGTTTAAATAAAAAATATTTAAACAAAAAAAATCCAGATAAATTAAATTACCTGGATTATTATAGCTTAAATAAGAACTTTACTTTTATCTGTTTTTAATTGTCCAATTTAATATTGTCAACATGTAAAATTCTCTAGAAATATCTATTTCTAAAGTAAATACATCTACTGAAGATAATCTAAATCTTATAGATATCTTGTCCCATTGTTTTGTTGCTGATTTCCAGCTGTTTCTAAATTTCATAATTGTTTATTTATTAATTAATATCTTTACTCTCTAGTAAAGTATATGTAAAATGATTGCCATAAAAATCTTTAGCTTTATTTATTATTTTCATGAACTCATCAAAATCTTTTGATCTTTTAAATACTTGGCATCCTTCTGACCAATTCTCTACAAATGTAGACACTGAACCTGCTTTGTGTATATTTATACCAAACATTCCAGTATCTTTTTCAACTTCATCAAATGTCATGTTTTTATTTTTATCTCTCCATACAGTTACATTACCTAGTCTTTGGCATAGAGCATCATATTTTCCTTGGTGTTTAGATATAGCATATACTCCTCTATACTGTCCTGGAACTAATCTAGCTACTCCATTTGCATTGTGATATTGTGTAACTCCTTTTTTACCTGGTTCAGTTGTATTATTCCATTCATGAAATTTCCATACTCCATCTAACTTATAAGATAAAGTCATCTTGTCATCAAATAAATTAGTTACTGTTTGACCTGTATCAGAGTTTCTTACTCCTACTATATTAACATCATAGTTTTTAGGACCTGCAAAATATACATATCCTTTAGCTTTTATTGCTTTTTCTATCTGCTCTCTAGTATATGTCATTTAATTTTATTTATATCATCCTTAATATCTTTAGCTCTAGCAAATAATAACTTCATTGATTGCCATAGGTCTATACCTTTTACTACTTTGTAGTTCTCATTGATAGACATCACCTCTATACTAGCAAGGACCAATGCTACTACTTTAGTAAGCATAAATGGTACACTAAAAAAAGTGAGGATAATATCATTAAGAATGAATTTGTCAATAAGAAAAAACATTATAACAGTTATTTCATAAAGTGCTAACTTACTTATTATAGCAGATAACTTTCTACTACTTATTTTTTCTTTTAACCTATTAGCTTTCCAAATACCTGTAAAAGTATCAATAGCTATTAATACTCCTATCATTAAGAGTATCCCTGAGATTGGTAAAAAGAATGCAAGGCAAATAGATATTAAAGTCAAAAGTTCTTGTTGTATAGATATTAGTAATAATGTTAACTGTGTTTTCATAATAAATAAAGTTTAATCAATTTATATCCAAAGTATACAAGAAGAATAAGAAATAATATTACTCCTAGTACAGCAAAGAAATTTACCCACCATGGAATGTATTTAATCTTCTCTGGTTTTAATGTTTTAGTTACAACTTTAGTATGGTATACATCATTACCTTTAATAGTTCTATATATTGTCTGGACTTTAGCCTTAGATGTATATATGTTGTTTTGTAGTTTTGTTTGTAGGCTTATTAGTTTACCATCCTTATCTCTAAGGTCTCCATTTAATTTAGATATAACATTACCCAATGAGTCACAATAAAGTGTGTCTAGTAGAGTTATAGTTTCACCTGGGATTGTTATTGTAGTATCTTTGATTTGTATTACAGTTACTGTACTATCTTTTTGTACACACAATGGACAATACTTTGCAAGTCTTTTTTCAAGAGAACATGAACTAACTAAAATAATTAACAATAAATATAATAAATGTTTCATATATATAATATAATAATTTTAATTAACTTTTGCAAATTAAAATTTTGCTAAATAGTTAAATTACATTTTCTTCCGTATTTATAGGAATAGATGGAACTTCTTCTTCCGTGTAATCAACATTAAAATCATTCTTTAACTTATCAATAAACTCTTGCTTATCTTCAGTTATAAATGTTTCTTCAAGTCCTGTTGCTAAGAATTGGTCTTCTACTAATTCGTCATAGTAGAATATTACTTTGTCATTGTTGTAAACTATATAGTATCTCATATTAAAGCCCTCCATCTGTTATTGTCCATAATTTTGTTCCTGTTAAATAATTTCTTCCTGCAGTTCCTGCTGCTGAATATTTTGCTGTACCAAATGATATAGTTCTACTTGATTGTACTGTTACCCATCCATTGTAGATAGCATCTAAGTTAGCTGCTGAGAATGTTGCAGGTGTTTTGGTAGCCATAAAGCCTGCAAAGTCTGTAACATTAGGCACATTCCACGAACCTAAGTTTTGATTGAATGCTGTTGCACCATTAAACATATTACCCATGCTAGTTACTGAAATTGTATTCCATCCTGATATGTCTTGATTAAATGCTGTTGCACCACTAAACATCTGATACATATTAGTAACTGCTGCTGTGTTAAGTGACAATGCTTTATTAAAGTTAGCACAGTCTCTAAACATACTTTGCATACTAGTAACTGCTGCTGTACTTGTAAATGTTGGTGCAGTATTAAATTGACTAGCTTGAAAAAACATAAAGCTCATATTATTTACTAAACTTGTATTAAATACTAATGAATTATTAAAAGCACTGCAAAATTGAAACATACCTGTCATACTAGTTACTGCTGCTGTGTTAAATGACAATTCTTGATTAAAGTTAGAACAACTATAAAACATTTGATACATATTAGTAACTGCTCCTGTGCTCCAAGAATTAATACCGTTTATTGTTGTAAGTGAACTACAACTACCAAAAATCTGAAAAAAATCTGTTGTACCTGTCAAATCTAATGTTCCTACAACTGTAGTTAAAGTTAAGTTTGAACAACCCTGAAAATAACTTGCACTATTCCCTAACCTCAAAGTTCCCCAATTTGTAATGGTTCTAATGTTAAGTTTACTGCCTGTATTTGCAAATCTGAAGCCTGTAGTTACACCTGTAATTGATATTGTATATGTTCCTGCACCTACATAGGTATGGGTTCTATTTGTATAGATGTTATTAGATGTACTTGAATCCCCCCAATCTATCGTCCCTGAGTATGTTCCTGCAACCTCATAAGGCAACGTAATAGTTTCTCCTGCGGTTACAGCCCACGTTGATGTGAATGCAGCAGCATATGTTGGTGTAGTTAGTGTGTTAGATGTTGATGGTGTTGAGCCAAATGCATTTGTAGCAGTAACCACACAAGTAATTGCACTTGCCGAGTCCGCTTGAACCAATGTGTAACTAGATGTTGTGGCACTTGCTATTGGCAAACCATTTCGATTCCATTGGAAGGCATAACTAGTAGGTGAGTTAAGCCAACCACCAAAAGTAGATGTAAGCACACTGCCTATTGTAGTTGTGCCACTAATAAAAGGTGGTGAGGAATTTACAGGTGCTGCGTAAGTATTTGCTGTAATTGTATTAGACGTTGCACTTGAACTGCCCAATGCATTAGTAGCCGTTACTACGCAAGTAATTCCTGCCGCCGAGTCTGCTGAAACCAACACATAAGTAGAGGCTGTAGCACTTGTTATATTTACACCATTTCTTTGCCATTGATAAGCAAAGCTGCTTGGATAATTTAACCATTGACCAACATTTGTTAAAGTTAAAAGACTTCCTAAAGTTGTATTTCCAGTTATAGCTGGAGGTGTGACATTAACAGGAACAAATTTAATTGATTGCACAACTACACGAGAAGTGCGCACAAAACCCAAACTTTTATTAAAGTTTATATTGGTAGGCATAATTATTCAATAATAATAATCAGAAATTCAGAATTTGTAGCATTATAAGTTATTGCATTTAAAGTATTACTAATACCTCCTGCATCAAAATTTAATGTTTCAGTAGGTTTAAGTGCAACTCCATTTACAGTTCCCTGCACTGATGCATGAACATTAGCAATTGAAACAGATGATTTACCAGCTGTAATAGTACCTGATGCTGTAGGTCTTAAAATTGTTGTTATTTTTGTAGCACCAACTGTATTACCAAGTAATACATTAATCATACTTGTAAAACCTTGAAGCATTTTTAATTGCCAAGGAAAGTTATTTCCTTTTTGACCTTCTGTTTTTAAATTTCCTACTGACATAGTTTTATATATTAATTGATCTTATATCTATAATATACAAAAAAATTTACAACTTTCCAAACATATATTTCTCTGCATTTTTAATTGAATCATCATCTGCTAACATTTTTTTAATTATATCTTTATCTATATGTTTTGGATGTACCCACCAGTCTTCATAAGGACAGTTATCCCTTGAATGAGATATATTACTTACTATTAAAATATAACCTTTATTTAATAAAAATTCTCTAGACTTTTTTCTAAATGATTGTGTTATATCTGTGTAATGATCATGTTCATATGTAATTACTCCAAAAGTACATTGATTCCAAGGTAACATTGTAAGTATCTCATAAGTAGTTTCTGGTGGCTCACAATCAACTTGTAAGTAGTCAATGTGACCTTTAAGTACAGAGTAATCAAACTTTGTAGCATCACATAAAATAACATCATTT